GTATCTACTCTTGGCACTTTCACCCTCAATTTTGTTCTTGTTCGGGGCATTTGCCTATGATACTGATCGCTCATGGGGCATGGTGCCTCGCTCACAGATGGAGACGAAAATGAAATACGCGAACATGATTGGCTGGACGGACATCGCCCCATACGAGGTGGTCAGGGCAGTCAATGCCAAGCTGATGGAAATCCGCGAAATGGCGGCGGTCGAACTGCCGTGGGAAAAGCAATTCTTCGGCGGCGGCTTCTTGGGCCACGTCGTCAATGGCGAGGATCAGCGGTGGGAGATCACCCAGAACCTTGATGCGCCGATCACGCGCATCCGCCTGCACGGGGATGGCAAGTGGTATGACAAGGATGGGCAGCGGTATGCGTTGGCAGACGAGCCTCGTCGTTACTATGACTACAACTTTTGATTGGAGGGTAAAAAAATGAAGATGAAGATCAGCGCAGTAAAGCCCAGTGAGTTTAAGTTGTTCCGTGGCGCTAAACCCACAAAGGTTGATGGCCGTGTTGTCATTACATGGTGCGATTTTGATTTCACCGGATTGGACACCAACATCACATCAAAGGCGGAAATGAGGAAACTTATGAACGATTTGCGGAAATCGGCACTGAAGGCAGGGTGGGACATCTGATGAGCAGCCACCGTATCGCAAAGGCCAGACTGATGAAGTCTGAAATTCTTACCGCAATGGACGCGAATGATCGCATCACCGAAAGAGACAAGATCGTCATCAGGCGTGTCCTTGATGGTGAATCATACAGGTCTGTTGCGAAAGATTTTGACATTGGCCTAGAAAGGGTTCGATTTATTTGTTTCTGGGCTTTCAGGGAAAGGCTTGGATTTAATGTGTGATGTGGACATGATGCCACCTGACCTGGTGATCTTTATGAAGTGGATCGGGCTGCTGGAGACAGCGGCCCCAATTTCTCTGCGCGGCGTGTGGTATCGGGACGGGGAAGTGCCGTTTTAGTGAAAATAGTTGTTGCCCGCCCTGATGGGGCGTGTTACCGATAAAGAAGAGGCATGGTGCCTCACTCAATGGAGAGAAGGAAATGAACATGATGCACAACTTTGACAGTTACGACGAGGACGCGCTGCGGGAGTCGATGGAGGGCGACATCTTGAATTCCAGGATGTTCCGCCAGATTGACGCCGAGGCGTTGCACAACATGTCAGTCTTTTGGCACAAGGGCCGCAGGGAATTCCTGCCGTGGACGTCAGTGGAGTTGTCCCGCCGACTGGAAATGACATCCCGCCAGACATCAGTGGCAATGTCGCTCTTGGTTCGCAAAAAGCTGATGGCGGCCCGTGGCGATGCAAACGATACGAGCCAGCGGATTTACTTTCTGACAGAACTGGGCGAGGGCATCACGCGGGCCGAGTTGCAGCGACTGAAGATGGTGGAGCCGTGGATGTCCGCACGGGACTTGAAGGCCCTGCGGAGCAACATGGGGATGACCCGCAGCGATTTCTCCACGGCATTGAAAATTCCCCTGATCTCTGTCATCAATTACGAGAACGGCAGGGTGGCAGTCCCCTACGCCACCGCCGAGGCGATCAGGACGGCGGCACGTCGCCACTGACCACATGGTAAGCCGTGAGAGCCGCGTTTGTTGGCGCAATCCACGGCAGCGCGGCGAAGTGTCTGCTTTCTGCACTGAGGCCGCGCATTGAAACTTTTCCGATTCAATGCTACATTGCCGTCACCCAATCAGAAGGTGGCGGCTATGCCTGTTTTATTTGATATGACTGATGAACTGTTCGATGAAGTCTGCGAGCGCATGGTGGCTGGCGAGAGTGTTCGCACTATTTGCAAAGATGATCACATGCCTGCCATCAGCACGATGATGAAGATTTTGAACCAAAATCCTGATCGTTCAGCACAATACACGCGCGCCATGCAGATGCGGGCCGATGCGATGTTCGAGGAAATCCTTGATATTGCTGACGATGGCACCAATGATTTCATGCTGCGGAACGCCGATGACCCGACGTCAATCGTCCTGAATGGCGAGCATATCCAGCGCAGCAGGCTGCGGGTTGATTCGCGCAAGTGGGCGCTGGGCCGCATGAACCCCAAGAAATATGGCGAGAAGACCTTCATTGGCGGCGTCGATGACGCGCCGATCAAGGTGCAGAACACCGTCGATGTCTCAAACCTGTCCCTTGAGGAACTGGAGACGCTGGAGAAGGTCTTCGGGGCCACCGATGACAGTAATTAACCTGCCCCGTGGCATAGACGCCAAGGCGCAGCGCAGGCTGATTGAAAAGCGGAAGTGCGAACTGTCTCTGGCCGAGTTTGTGAAGGCCGCGTGGCACGTCATCGAGCCTGAGCAGCCATACTGCCACGGGTGGCACATTGACTTCATCTGCGCCCACCTCGAAGCGATCACGCGGGGCGAACTGAACGGTGATGGCACCTACTACAACCGCCTTCTTATCAACGTCCCGCCAGGCACCATGAAATCGCTTCTGGTGGGGGTGTTCTGGCCCGCGTGGGAATGGGGTCCGCAGAATATGCCGTCCATGCGATATGTCTGCACATCGCACTCTCTGGAACTTGCGCTGCGTGACAGCTTGCGGATGCGCCGCCTTGTGACGGACGATTGGTATCTGGGCCATTGGGGCGACCGCGTTAAGCTGGTTGGCGATCAGAATGCCAAGGGCAAGTTTGAGACAACCGCGACAGGATCGCGTCAGGCTTGCGCCTTCACATCGGTGACAGGGTATCGCGGCGACAGAATTTTGGTAGATGATTGTCACTCTGTGGATGACGCCAACTCGGACGCCAAGCGGAATACGGTCACGCAGTTGTTCAAGGAAGCCGTCACGTCGCGCCTGAACAATCCCGACAAGTCGGCCATCGTGGTGGTGATGCAGCGCCTGCACGAGAAGGATGTCAGCGGCGTGATCCTTGACGGCAACATGGGGTATGATCACATCATGCTGCCCATGCGCTATGACCCGCTGCGGGCAAAGCCGACGATGCTGGGATATGAAGACCCTCGCGAAGAGGATGGCGAGTTGCTGTTCCCTGATCGGTTCCCCCTCCACGTGGTTGAGCGGGACGAGGCCGCGATGGGTCCATACGCGACCGCCGGGCAATACAACCAATCACCCGAACCCCGTGGCGGCGGGATCATCAAGGACGAGTGGTGGCAGCTTTGGGATCGGGCGGAATACCCTGGGATCGAATACATCGTGGCGTCCCTCGACACCGCCTACACTACCAAGGCCGAGAACGACCCCAGCGCCCTGACGATCTGGGGAGTGTTCGGCGGCAGTTCAGATTCAGCAGCCACGCGGTCGGTGGACCGATACGGGCGCAGCATCGACATCACGCGCAGCTTTCAGTCCGAATCGCTCGGCCCCGTGCCGAAGGCTATGCTGATGTATGCGTGGCAGGGCAAGCTGGAGGTCCACGACCTGACCGAGAAGGTGGCCGACATATGCAAGCGCATGAAGGTCGATGTGCTTCTGATCGAAAACAAGGCAGCGGGACACAGCGTGGCGCAGGAGATGCGGCGTCTATTCGGAAACGAAGACTTCTCTGTTCAAATGTATGACCCTAAGACCCTCGATAAGGTGGCGCGTTTGTATTCGGTGCAGCACATCTTCAGCGAGGGCATGGTCTACGCGCCCAACAAAGACTGGGCCGAAATGGTAATCCGCCAGGTGTCGTCATTCCCCCGTGGCGCGCATGACGATCTTTGCCTTGTAGCTGGAACCATGATTTCTATGGCAGATGGATCGTGCAAGCCCATTGAGAAAATTGTCATTGGCGACATGGTGAAAACACCCGCAGGACCACGTCCAGTCATGCAAGCAGGCTTTACAGGTGTTCGCTCAGTCTTCACTCTTAATGCAGGGGGTAGATTTCTTACTGGAACTGGATCACACCCGATTGCCACTACAGCAGGATGGAAGCGCCTTGACACTGTAAACTTGTCTGATACTGTAAAGATGGGAACATCGGAGTATCAAATATGGTCAAAAGTGAAAGCGTTACTTTCAACGGTTTTAAGTACAATCGTTACCCTGAAAGCAAACACCTGTCGCACCAGCGGTATTTTCAGCGGTCAGGCGGAGACAGTTATCACCGCGCTATCTGGCGTCACCACAATGGGGCCATTCCAGGCGGACATGAAGTCCACCACAAAGACGGGGATTGGAACAACAACGACATCTCAAACCTTGAGTGCTTGCCAAAGAATGAACACCACGGGAAGCATTTCCAGTACACCTCCGAGTTCAACTCAAGGCAAGAACAGTTGGATCATCTTGCTGCCATTCGCGGCAAAGCTGCTAAATGGCACAAGTCTGACGAAGGCCGAGAATGGCACAGGCAAGTCAGCGCAAAATCCCTTGCATCAGGCGGACCAGCCCAAGTTGCTCTTGCCGAAAAACGGGCCGAGCAAGCTGCTAATCCTATTTTCAAAGTTTGCGACGAATGTGGCTCAGAGTTCTCGACGCCAACTGGCAGGGCTACATTATGCGGAAATGCGTGCGCCTGTCGCCGCAGTGATAGAAAGAAGCGAGAACGTAATGGTATACAACCTAAGCGTTGATGGCGCTCGGTGCTACTATGCAAACAATATCCTCGTTCATAACTGTGATACCGTGTCGATGGGCTTGAAACATCTTCGAGATATGGGTATGCTCACAAGAGCGCCCGAAAGAATGGCTGAGATCGAGGGTGCGAAGACGTTTCATGGCAATGATGGCGGGAAGCCGCTGTACAACATTTAGGATTATCTGATGGAAAATGATGGGGTCAAGCTGGTTGTGGCCATCCAGAACGCGGCAGCGGAATTCGCGTCCGAACTTGATGTGACGCCAGAAGACATGATCACGGCGCTGTGCAGCGTCACCGTGGGAATGACGATGGAACTTTCTAAAGATGGGCGGGAGGCGCAGGCCATGCTGTCTATGATGAAAATCATCAACAGTATGGTTCTGATACAATTGTCGGGGGGGAAAGACGATGAATCGAGTTTTGTGCAACGCCACCATTGATGGTGACACCGTCACCGTGGTCGGCGTGGGTGATTACAGCGGCGTGACGCGCGTCTATGTGATTGAGGGCGAGGATGAAACCGCAATGGCGATGGAAGGCATTCGCCGCTTCGTGGAGGAATTTGATGATGAACGCTGATGTTAATATTTGGACTATCTCGTGGGCGATGACATACATCGTGCCAGTCTTTTGGCTGATGCGAGACTTTGATCTTATTGCTGAAAACTTGGAGGAAAGGCCGTGGTGCAGCCACGAACTGGCGTGGTGGCTGGCCCTGGCGTCGGTCCTTTTCTGGCCTTTGGCCATGATGATTGAAATGATGCAGGGGAATGACGAATGACGTTTGATCCGACAACGAACCGCATTCCGTTTGAACTGCTGACAGAGGATGAACGGGTGGCGCTGAAATCATGGCCGCACGGGTGGGCCTATTTTACCGTAAATGGGTGGGCGGAAATTGAACCTCAGTGGATAGGTGCCACCGTCTACCGTGGCAAGCCTGCGCCTGTGGTGACCTCCAAGTGGTATAACGTATATCCTAACGCCGTGACTGTATTGGGATACTCTTTCCCCGAAGAAGCAGACGAGGCCGCTGATAAAACACGCATTGCAGTTTTGCGGACCGATACTTGCAATGGCGTCTCGACGGCGCACTTGGAGGATGTGTAATGATCTGCCGCAAGTGCAAAACTGAAATGGTTCTGGGCATCGCAACTGCCCAAACCTACGTCGGGGGGACGCCAGATTTCCCCGGCGATACACACGCTAGCACGTTCTCTGCTGGCGGGACGGGCAAGGTGATCCCGTGCCACAAATGCCCAAGCTGCGGCCACAGCGTGACCCAGACCCTGTCTGATGCGGTCGAAGCTTAATTGATATGTTGACCCCACAGCCATAATATGAGATATGCGACCTGATGACGATATTGCCACTGTGGTATGTCGAGGAGCATCAGAGATATTTTTTAGGAGTTAATGATGATCTGGAATCCGTGGAAAGAAAACCGCATCCTGCGTGAGCGGGCCGAGAAGTATTTCAATATTGCGGGCGACCTTAAACGCTACAGGGACACCCTCTCGGAAGTGATCCAAGAAATGAAACGTGAGGCCAAACAAGACAAAGACAAAATTAACCTTTTGGAAGATCGCCTCCTCAAGTTCAATATTGCCCTGCAAAGTATCGCTGACGATGAAAAGCCAACCAGCAATTCCACAGTAAAGCGCATGGCTGCCATTGCGCGGGTGGCGCTGGACAAATGATCATCAACGGCTCTGAACTGCTATGCCGCGCCCCGATCAAGGGCATGATTACCGAGAAGCGCCGCGAACACGGAGTGTCGTGGGGTCTGTCCGAGGCGGGCTATGACATCCGCATCAAACAGGATGTTGTGTTTGAGGCGGGTGGCTATTGGCTTGATGGTATGTGGATGGGCAGTGGCAGCTTCTGCCTCGCCAGCGCCATCGAAGAGTTTGATATGCCGCCAAATCTGGTGGGCGTGGTGCATGACAAATCCACATGGGCGCGGCAGGGGCTGTCGGTGTTCAACACCGTGATCGAACCCGGATGGAAAGGTTTCCTGACGCTGGAACTGGTCTACCACGGGCGCGAGGGTCTGCACATCCCAGCGGGGGCGGGCATCGCGCAGGTAATCTTCCACCAGACGGCGGAACGTGCGTCTTACGATGGCAAATACCAAAATCAGGCGGATATGCCTGTCTCGGCGGTGCTTGACGATGTCAAGTAAATCCATGACCGCCGAGGCAAGGCAGCGTTTGGGTGAATTGCAAGACGATGTTAAGACGCTGCTCGCGCGGCACCTCAACGTCAAGGCTCAGATCAACAATCAGGAGCGTGAAATTTCCTACTCCGCGAGGGCGTCAGAGGCGTGGAAACACCGCGCCGAACTCCGCATCCTGTACTGCATGGCGCGCATCCTTGTGCGCCGTATCAACGGACTGAGGGCTGGCCGTGACCACCAGCAGTAGGGATGTGATGGCCAAGGCAATTTCAATGCTGACCCACGTCGGTGACGACATTGACGACATCAACCGCGAAACCAACAGCCTGTCGCAGGTGATAGACACGCTAGTCACCGCAAAAGAGGACGCGCAATGGGCGGGTGACACAAATCGGGTCAACCGCATCAAATATCAGTTGATGTTGCGATGCACCATGCGGGACGTTCTGAAGAAAAGGCGCAACATTATTATGAGGGAAAAGACATGATGACCAGTACTTACAATATTGCAATGGTGTGCCACGAGGCCAACAAAGTGTGGTGTCACATGAATGGCGACCACAGCCAGCCGCATTGGGGTCAAGCACTCTCGTGGCAAATCGAAAGCGCAATCAACGGCGTTGAACACGCGCTGAAATACCCAGAAGCTGGCCCAGTGGACAGCCACCAGAATTGGTGGGCGGGGAAGATCGCGGACGGCTGGGTGTATGGCGAGGTCAAGGACGCCGTGGCCAAGACGCACCCGTGCATGGTGCCATATGACCAACTGCCAGAGTTTCAGCGCAAGAAGGACGCGCTGTTCCTCGCCATCGTGAGGGCATTGACATGACTACACCTGAACTGAAACCCTGCCCGTTCTGCGGGGGCAACAAGACCGTGATCTGCAAAACAGATTATGGTGACGGAGATGCCTATGCTGTGTCCTGCCGATACCATGAATGCCACGGCGCTATATTTACTTTGGGATACGGATACTTCCACACAGAGGCCGAGGCTATTGCCGAATGGAATACTCGTGCTGTAGACCCCGCCGCCATCCGTGAGGCTGCACTGCGTGAGGCTGCGCAATTAGCGTGCAGTTTCGGACATGAAGAAACGGATTATATTTGCCAACGCATCCTCGCCCTGATCGGAGAAAAAAAATGACCGATGAAGAGCTGATCGAACTACTGCGTGACAGAGCATATTTTGCAGGATCAATGGAAGAACTTGCAGCCGACCGCATTGAGCAGTTGGTGAATGACAATCAGCGCTGGAAGATGGAGTGTGAGGAGTTTTGGCGTAAGCGCGAAGATGCAGCAGAAGCCAATCTGGCTAAGGCTTTGGTGGCGCTGCGGTTCTATGCCGATGTCAGGAACTACGACGATGGCATTGTTGGTACGACCCATGAAGCGCCCATGTGGTCAGAAAGCGACTTCACTCAGTTTGAGTGGGACAACGGAGACAAAGCCCGCGCCGTGCTGGCTGAACTGGAGAAGACCGAATGAAAAAACTATTATTGATCGCCGTATTGGCGCTGTCTGGGTGCAATGAGGAAGGGCGTAAGCGCGCACTGGATGGCATCAACGGCCAACTGCCAGAGGGTTGTGTCGTTGCCGATGTAGGGCGTTATGGGGCCATTTCCCATGTTCTTGTCGTCATCTGCAAGGGCTACGATACCACCTCCACCAACTATTATTGGACGAGCGGCAGGACGACAAAATCCGCCGTCACCCTCCAGATCGCGGGCAATTAGGCTTCTCGTTGATATTCGTGGCTGCGTCTGATAACGTGGGCGCAGCCATTATATCCGAGGGACGCCGATGTCAGGACTGAACCCCAATATTCGATTGCATGAAGACGAGGCCGACGCGGCCATCGGCCCTATGGACGTGACCGTCGAGCATGACGACGCCGAGCCGGAAGACATTCCAGAAATCTCCCAAGATGGCGCTATCCTCAAGATTGAGCATGGTGACGGCTCGATCACCCTGTCCCTTGATGGCAAGCCGATCCAAGACCCCGACAACGAAAAGCGACCCCCGATGGGGTGGTTTGACAACCTTGTCGATGAAATTGACGACACTGAACTCCAAAACATTGCCGACGACCTAATCCGTGGCGTTGAGGATGACCTCGAAAGCCGCAGCGAGTGGATCGAAGACCGCGCTCAGGGCATCAAGCTGCTGGGCCTCAAGATCGAAATCCCCGGCCTTAACGGTGCGTCGGACGGCGCACCCATCGAGGGCATGTCAAAGGTCCGCCACCCATTGCTGCAAGAGGCTGTCTTGCGGTTTCAAGCGAATGCGCGTTCAGAATTGCTGCCCACCGATGGGCCTGTCAAGATTCGGGATGACGCCAATGGCAGCACCATCCAGCGCGACCAGATCGCCAACGCCCTCGAAAAGGACATGAACCACTACCTGACCAGCACGGCGCGCGAATACTACCCCGACACAGATCGAATGCTGCTGATGCTGGGTTTCGGCGGCACGTCGTTCAAGAAGATTTACTTCTGCCCGCTGCGGAACCGCCCCGTCAGCGAGAGCGTTGACGCGGACAATCTGATCGTCAACAGCGCCGCTACCGATCTGTCCAACGCCAAGCGCGTGACGCATCGCGTCTATATGCGCCCCAGCACCGTCAAGCGGCTCCAGATCATCGGCGTCTACAGCGACACCGATCTGTCCACGCCCAACGAGGTCACCCCAGACGCCGCGCAGGACGCGAAGAGCGCGCAGCAGGGCATCACCGCCACATCGTCAAACCCTGATGACCGCGACCGCGAGATTTACGAGGTCTACTGCGAACTGGACATCAGCGGCTTTGAACACAAATACAAAAAGAAAAAGAGCGGCCTCGAAATCCCATACCGCGTGACCATTGACGTGTCGTCGCGCAAAATCCTGTCAATCACCCGCAACTTCGATCAGGACACCGCCGATCTGCCCGAAGCCCGCACGAACTTCGTAAAATATACGTTTGTGCCAGGCCTCGGCTTCTACGACATCGGACTGCTGCACATCCTCGGCAACACCACCAACGCGATCACCGCCGCGTGGCGCGAACTTCTGGACGCTGGTATGTATGCCAACTTCCCTGGGTTCTTGGTCAGCGACACGGGATCGCGCCAAAACACCAACATCTTCCGCATTCCCCCAGGCGGATCGGCCCAGATCAAGACGGGCGGGCAGCCCATCAATCAGGCTGTCATGCCGCTGCCCTACAAAGAGCCGTCTCAGGCGCTGATGGCGCTGGTGGAGAATATGTCCCAGACTGGTATGCGCGTGGGCGGGACATCTGAGGCTCAGGTGGGTGAGGGACGCTCCGACGCGCCCGTCGGCACCACGCTGGCGATGATTGAGCAAGCCACCAAGATTATGAATGCCGTCCACAAGCGGATGCACAGCGCGCAGGCCGAGGAATTCTCGTTGCTGCTGAAGTGCTTCCGCGAACATCCCGAAAGCTTCTGGCAGCGCAACCGCAGGCCCACCATCGCGTGGAATGAGGAACTGTTCATGCAGGCGCTGAACGACGTTGAATTGGTGCCGCAGGCAGACCCGAACACGTCCAGCCACGCGCAGCGCGTGATGAAGATCATGGCGCTGAAGCAGTTGCAGGCCGCAAACCCATCCGCCTTTGACGGTGATGCCGTTGACAAGGCGGCGCTGCGCGCCATCGGCTGGTCGAACCCCGAACAGTTCCTCAAGTCAGCGCAGGATCGGCAGCCGCCGCCCGAAATGTTGAAGGGCCTTGAGGACGTGAAAATCGCCCACCAGAAGGCAGACGCAGACACGCTGCGCGCTCAGGCTGACATGGTGCGGGCGCAGGCATCACAGGGCGCGCAGGCCCCCGCGCAGGCAGCCGCAGACCCATCCAAGATGGCGGCAGAGCAAAACAAGGCCCGCCAGATGGAATTTGCCATGAAGCGTGACCAGATGAACGACCAGAACCGCGATCTTGACCGCGAGAAGGATTTGCGGATCGAGCAGATGCGGATGGATCGTGACCAGATGAACGATGCCGTGCGAATGCAGCATGAACGCGATATGCAGGAACGTGATCACGCCGCCGATGCGGTCAAACTGGCGATGCAACTCCGCAAACAGGGGCAGTAAATGGACAAAGACAAGGCAATCCGCGCGGCGAAGCTGACGGCCAAGCAGGTTAGTTCGCACAAGGCGGCTGATCGTGTCGCGGATTTTCTGCGTCAAGGGCGGGCGTCCGAGGTCACTGATGACCTAATGGCACAGGCCGACCAGCAGCGCCTTCATCACCATTATGTGAGCGGCAACACGGGCATGGATATGCCGATGGACCAGGCCAGCCGCATGGAACGGGCAGGGCAAATGGGGTTCGACACAAAGGCGTATCATGGGACAAAGGATGACTTTCCCGCTTTTGATAAAAGGGCATATGCAGCCAGCAATTACGGTGTTCACACTGGGGCAAAAGATGCGGCAAATACCATTTTGATGCACAGCAAATCGAGATACGATAAGTCTTTTGGGGCTTCAGACTATCCCAATAAGTCTGCGATATTGCCCTTGATGATTAAGACGAAAAACAATTTGAGAATTTCAGACACTGGCGACTGGCAACCAAACAAGGTTATGAGCGCAATGGCGTGGAGTGAAAACCCAGAAACCGAAGCCATGTATCGCTCAATTGAAGATCACCCTTCATTTCCAAGATTTGGAACTGATGATGAGAAAACAAAATTCATTGCCGACAGCCTAGAACAGGCTGGACACACGGGCTTTACATACCGCAACGATTATGAGGGTGGTGGCGATAGTCATGCTACCCTTGACCCCACCAACATCCGCTCCCAGTTCGCCCGCTTTGATCCACGTCTGGAACATCTGGCACACCTGTCGGCGTCCACGGGTGGCGCGATGGAGTTCGCCCGCCACGTTGAAGCTGTGAACCGCGCAGGTGGCCAGATCGCCCCGTCCAAATACCTGCCCAACGTCCCCCGCGCCGTTCATGCTGATGGTGGCCGCGAGAATGGTGAAGTCGTAAACCTTGGCAAGGAAAAACTGGTCAGGTCCATCACAAAGGCAGTATCAAACGTAAAGAGCGGGGCGCATCAGGAGATGATGGACCAAAGGGCATACAAGCTGCATGAAAGCGGACACCTGCCTCTCCCAATTGGAACAAAAGTGACCCCACCGCAAGGATGGGATGTGCCAAGCCAACTGCAAATTCATGGTTATTGGCAGGACATTTTGCACCCAGATCAGCATGGGTACAAACTGAAAAGCGAAGACGGGGATGTGTACGATGTGCAGCATCATATGCACTCAGAACAAAACCCATACGTTTTTGGTGGAGGTTTCAGGGCTTATTCTGGCCCTGTCCGCAACAGATCGGGGTATTCTGATGAGGCAATTGCGTCAAAAAACCCCACTTTACCAATGAAAACACCAGAGCGGTCCGCTGAAATAAACAAAGAATATGACCAGCTTTTTGGCAACGACCCCGACATCACCAAGGCCGATGGTGGCCGCGCAGGCTATGCGGATGGGGGATCGCCGCTCGGCCTATACTCCAAGGCGGCGCAGATCATCCGCAACCAGCCGCAGGCCAAGGGCAACGTCGATCAGTTGCTGGCGATGGTATCCAAGGCCAAGGGCGTCAAGCCGACCGAACTGGCCAACGCGGGACGCCCCGCAGGCGATACCATGTCCAAGGAAGAACTGGCGCAGCACTTCGAGCAGGCGCTGCCGAAGGTGGACGTTGAGCGCATCGGCGGAAGAGACAGCAATGGATTTCCCCAGTATGAAGATTACACGCTTCCGGGCGGTGAAAACTACCGTGAGCATCTACTTCACCTCTCGGACGAAAGGGAGCCTCCAAAGCCAATACACAGGGTGATGGGGGCGTTTCCACGGGACTTTGACAGTGAAGATGGTGCGCGCCAGTATATCCGTCAGCTTGATACACTGCGCAATACACCTGGAATGGAGGGCATTGCTGAAAGCCTTACTCGATACCCAGCTATTTATCAGAGGGAAGAGGGTCGGTCTACTGATCCCAACGATTTCAAATCATCCCACTGGAACACACCAAACGTCCTCGCCCATGTCCGCATGGATGACCGAGACAACGGGAAAACTCTACACGTTCAAGAGGTGCAGTCCGACTGGGGCCAAGAGGGGCGCGAGAAAGGATTCTCCACTGGAGAAAAAGGACAGGTAAAACAAGGTATAGATGGAGACTGGCAAGTTAGATGGCCAGATGGTGGATTTTCTGGTGGATACAGTGAGGAAAGCGCGCGCCGTGTAGCGGCAGAAAGTAGGGGTATTCCAAAAGGCCCATATGTCGGCAACACCCAGCAGTGGACCGATCTGGCGCTGAAGCATGTCTTGATGGAAGCCGCTAAGGGTGGCCATGACCGCGTTGTATTTTCCCCAGGCGAGGCTAATGCCGACCTGTATGGGCAGCGCAAGGAAGTTGGGATGTTGAAGTTTCTCAAGAGCAAGGACAGCGGAGAGGCTGGCATACTCAGCGCATATTCCAAGGATGGTCGGCGCTCCAGTGAGCATGAAGTCGGAAGTCACGGTGAACTTGCAAAACTTATCGGCAAGGAAAACGCCACCAATCTTTTGGCGCAGAACCCAACGCAAGAACCAGACAACGGCGAAGATGTATACGCACACAGGCTTCAGGGTCCGCTGCAAGTCGGCGGTCACGGCATGGTGGATTATTACAAGAACTACGTCCACGCGGGCGCGTTGAAGCTGTTGCAGCAGCACGACCCGTCAATCAAGCCTGAAAGCTATGATCTGCCAGAGGGCTACAAGGGCTTTTCACTGCCCATGACGGACACCGCCCGCCAGTCCATTCTCAAGAACGGCTTTCAGGCTTTCAAGGATGGCGGCGAGGTTAACAAAGCCACAGGTGGACCAGTCATGGGCTATGTTCCGTTTGCGCCGATCCAGATCAGGCAATTGGCTGTGGCCCCCATCGTTCCACAGCAGCAACAGCAGACTGCGGGAAGTTTCAGCAAGTCCCTGATGTCCCTGATGGATACCGCCAACGAATTCAAGAAGAAGCCTGAAGAACCCACGCCAAGCGCGTCCAGCGAGGGCCACACGCCGTCTGGCATGATCCCCCTACCTGAGGAGGGATACCAGCCTAGCGGCATGTATGCCCCCTTCCAGAGCGCCATTGACCAGATGATCTCGGACGCCCCAGGCAAAATCTCTGTGGCATCTGGCTATCGTACACCAGAGCGGCAGGCTGAACTTTGGGAGGCCGCAGCAGCAAAGTATCCAGACCCTGAAGTAAGGGACAATTGGGTTGCACGCCCTGGGGATTCATCCCACAATTACGGCTTGGCTGCTGACCTGTCCTACGCTGACGAAGAGGCCTTGAAATGGGCGCAGGAAAATGCCGCGCGGTACGGCCTGAATTTCCGCATGGACAACGAGGATTGGCACATCGAGCCGACAAACGTATTTGACATACGGAGCGCCATGACGATCCCAGGCTATGCCACGGGCGGATCGGTCAGCAAAGCCCTGTCTATCACGCGCGGATTTACGAAAGATGGGAAGTCTGCTATAGGCTCCCTCAAGCCCAAGGGGAAATGACATGGATGACAGAGTAAAGCGCGCCATTCAGGCAATAAATAGCGCCTCTGGCGATATGAATCCTTCCCTGTCTAAGGCGATGATGTCTGTCAGTTCCCCATTCAGTGACGATCCAGAGTCAGTTCGGAGGGCATTGGCGATTGCCAAGGGTTTTAACCCGTCTATGGACGAGCGAAAGGCTTCTGGGGGGTACTACAACGTCGGGCAGAGCCTTCCACCGACTGCAGTAAAGACAAAAATCTCTGCGATCCCAAATGTGACGCCAAAAACTCCAAATCCAAAATCTTGGGAAGACGTTTATCAGCAAACCAAGGGTGGAACCCTCATAAATGTTGGCGGGGACAGGACAAATCTTGGCAGATTGACACACATCAATGGCAAAAAGCTAAACTGGCCAGTCGATTTACACGCTGGGCCAAAATATATGCTTGAGCCAAACCCAAATGCGGTATGGGCAAACGCAGCGGCCCATACCACGTCTTTCAATAAGAAGATTCAAGAGGCGGCAAAGAGAGGTCCAGTTTTTGGGGTATATTCCCCGATGGGTCCGCAGTCTGGAGACAGCGCCCACCATATGTTTGACGCGCTAATGGCTCAGGTTGACAAGAAGTCCATCAGCGACAAGGACGCAAAGGATTTTGATGACGCGCTAAGGAATGGCCTACACGCTCCAACCCCAGCGGAAAGAGTCTCGTTTGCCGCAGCAATGGAGAAATGGCCAGGCATCAAGAACCCAAAGGAATCGTCGGATTATGCGCGAAAGCTGCCTGGAACTCACCGCAGCGCAGTCGTAAAGATGATGGACAAAAAAAGCTGGATGGACAAAGGGTTCCCCAAAGTTGGCGAAACCCGCGTTGCCATCACCGATCCAGATGTATTGAAGATGCCTGCAAATATGCTTGGCCATCGGATTGTGCAATTTGATCCAAGCAAGCCGTCTGCGGACGAA